ATTACTTCGTCTTTTACAACTACATAACACTATTATCCAAATAGCATTAGAAAGCGCGAACATGGAGGCAGTACCCTCTAGGGTATGAAAGCAGGCGCGCAATCTACGTTCACGAGATCTGAAAAGATCAAGTGTTCGCAAAGAGGCAATCCTTAAACTAGATAAGATCCATACTTTAATTAGTAGGCTCTTAAATAGCAATATATCTTCTTCTTTTCTGAAACAAATTCATACAAGACATAAGATGATACTACGCAAAATAGAGGTTAAATCGTTGGCTTGTGCTATTAAGGAAGATTGCACCATTATTAAGAATTATCTTTTAATGGGGCGACTCGACCCTTCCAGCATGAAGTTGGGTTGGCGATCTCTGGGACGTTTTAACATTCCAGGATACCTATCCAACCTAATCCTACATTGAAATTCAATTTCTCTGTGGGACAAGGTCCTGATTTTAACATATCTGCGTTGGTATCGTCATATTTCCCTTCCAATACCCGATGATTTTAAAACTGTGGTAACCCCTATAACAGAGGAAGCCAAATCTTATATAATCGTGATTGGTAAGGAAATTAAAACATATTTTCCTTTCATCCGTCGTCATCTACCTTTAACTTCTTTCTTGAATAAGTTATCTAAAACAAATTTCGAGTTGAGGGGATTCTCCTATGTCAAATTAATAATACCTTCCTACTTTAACGGTAGGGGGTGAAATTCTTCTGGTCCATGTGGAAAATCCTTCTGAGCTCGTCTTTATGAATTATATATTCTTAGACTAGATAAAGGCTATGTTGGTTTACTCGATACTTTTACAGATCAATTTAAAGATTGGTTGGGTGGTCGTCTGGGAAAGCGTCCCGATAGAAACTCTGTTTCAATCGTTTCGCATTTATTAGACTTCCTACACATACCTAACTTCTCTGCTATTATGCTTAAACTCAAGCGCTCTGTCCGAAAGGAATTTAGTAAGGGGTCTTTACGACTCATTACAACTTTCCCCGACGGACTTGGCAAGCTTCGAGTTATTGCTATAGCAGATTGATTGACTCAAATATCTCTTAAACCAGTTCATACACTTTTAGTTAAAATACTTAAATTAGTACCAATAGATTATACTTGGGACCAGGATCGTTCTGTTCAAACCGTTATGGAATGACAGAAGTCCGGAGTCAAGACTTTCTATAGGTTTGATTTAAGAGCAGCGACAGACCGATTACCTATCGTTCTCCAGAGTTGAGTTTTATATCTCTTCACTGAAGACGAAGGATTGGCTAGTAATTGAATGAAGATCATAGTAGGTTTACCTTTCCGAACCAAGGCCGGTCGTATACTTGTGTATACAACTGGTCAGGGCATAGGGATGTATTCCTCCTGGGCTTCTATAGCATTACTTCACCATGTTATCGTACTGTTATCTGCGGCTAAGGCTGATAAGCCTTACCCTTTTAATAAGTATATAATCTTGGGCGATGACGTCGTCATTGCTGACGATGAGGTTGCGGTTATTTACAAAGATATTATAACCTCAATAGGTATCGAAATTTCTTATATTAAGACTGTTATCAGTAATGATAATCATCTTTCTACAGAATTCGCTTCCAAATGAGTTTTAAATGGTATCAATGTTTCACCTCTGCCTGTTGGTCTCTTACTCGAGGGTTCTCTTCAATCAGTAGTAATACTGACTGTTAGGATCCAAGAAGCTTGAGCCCATATTTCAACACTTTCTTCTGTTCAATTGGATAAGGTAACGATGGCCCCCATAGGTTGTATAACCTATGAGGAGTTAGTTTGAGAGTGTTCACCCCTTTGGGAGTGTTCACTACGAAACCTTTCAATTGTCAAGAAGACAATTGGTTGGACTAACTTTATCACTTTCGTGTTCTACCAGTTAATCTTAACTCAGATGAGAAAAGTTAACAAGGTAGAACGTATACTTGGAAACTTTCCAGCAGTGTCCCCTAGGGGAGCCTCACTGGATCGTGACTCAGTATTAGTTGATTTATGGAATTCGATTCCACTTAATCAACTCGAAGTGATGGTTTCTAGTGAGTTAAATTACATCTACAAAAAGCTTCAGGAGTATCTTACCCTTATGGATAGGATAACAATTGAAGACTTTATGGATAAAGGATTCGTTAAAATTAATAAGATGGAAAAATCAGACCTTATGGAATGATATTCCCTTTATATACTTTTATCGTCTCCCTTGGAAAGATGTAAGAAGGATCTCTTCATATATATAGATACACTTGTAAATGGGACCCCCCATGAACTACCTGAAGGTAGAACATTTGAGGTTGCCCTAATACCTGTTTTTCAACATATATTGGATGATCCCGATATTTCACGAGAGGATCTTCTTATCGGACTTTTTGACAAGACCTTGTTATATGTGAGATGGTTGGGTAACCCTAACATCTCATATATTCCAAAGGAGTTGGCTAAAGGCTCCGATGAGTTAAAGTCATTTAATCAGTATTTTCGCAATTCTTTGGTCATGAAGTTTCTACTTAAAAGTGGAACCTTCGGGCCTTGGAATATTAAAAAGTGACGAAATATGATCTTTAAAAAGCCAGTGGCACAACGAAACAAGAAATTGAAGAAATAAGCATGGAAGAG